TAACGTAAGTTAACATGGTGTCAGTATACATAGGGTATACAGGATTCGAAATATTCATACCCGGAGTGTCATTGGTTCGAGTCCAATCGGAGCCATTCTAAGCGTTATCTCGATTCTTCACGGATCGAGATATTTTTTTATCCGATGCATAATCCGATTTACGTCAGTCTTAACGTCAGCCTAAAATACGACTTGGTTTATTACACTAAGATAGTCAGCCTGTCTGAATTGTCAGATTCTACGTCAGCAAACAGAAGAAAATAAATTTTTATTCAGCCATTATTCACATAAGGAAACCTGGAAGCAGAGTTTATTCTTAACTTTAGCTGTTGCGCAGCGACCGTTAACGTTAGGAATAAGTGCGTTATAAATTACCCCTGATGACCGAAAGTCGTCAGGGGATTATTCTTCTTACAGTCCAAATTTATTCACATCGTCAAAAGAAATAAGTTTGTATTTCTTCGTAAGAACCTCGTTCTTACATACAGGGCACTGAGCTGCCCAATATCTCTGAAAGTGTGAGAACTTTCTTTTCCCTCGTTTCACTCTGAGATCCCAGATAAAGTTTGTACCGCACTGGGGACAATGAAACGTAACCACTCTGTAGAATCGTGGTTTACCGGGGCGTACATAATTCAATTAAATCGCCTGATCCTTTTCTTATAAATGTTTGTCCTTATAGTAATCACGCATTGACTTTACTGAAATCCTGATATCATGTTCAGGATCTGTATAGAATTTTGCTCTGGCTTCTGACCATGGAGATTCTGATTGGACACTGGCTGCGAGCCACGTAGTTCCTTTGTCTCCGTATTTCAGGATAACAGTGGATATAACAGCTCTGCCTTTAACCGGAATCTTATCAGAATCTCCGATCATATCTTCGGCTGTGAGATTCGCCCTGTCTCTGTAGAACTCATGGAGTTCACGACAGAAAGGTCCGATTCTCCAGGCTTCGATAGCTTCTGGAAACAGCTTCTTCCTGAAGGTTGTGTAGTACCAAGCCTGTGAATAATATACATAGAGCTGGAGCTTCATAGGGGATATTGGCCCTGTAAGCTCGACGATGTATTTCGCGACATCAAATACTGTGACTGTATCACTGTCAATACTGATTAAATTTTTTATTCGCTTTTCTTTATTAGCCATGTCAGCCGTTAATCTCCTCAGACTCTTCTTCGGGATCTTTAATACCGCTCTTAATCATATCAATGTTAAGGTTGTACCAGGCGGCTTTAATAGCGTCCAAAACTGTCTGACTCTCAATATCAAATCCTTCAGCTGAAAGCCTGTCGAGTACAGCCTTCAGTTTCTCGTCTCCGTTATGTCTGCCGTACTCAGCTTCGACTGCGGCTACAAGTACCTTTACGGAGGATAGTAAATCATTCTTGTCAAGAAAGGGACGGATATACCGCTTCCAGACAAAAGCTAAACATAAGCCAAAAGCGCTGATTAAAATACACACGATCAAAGTTCTGATTCCTGCATCCATTCGGGGATCACTCCTTATCTGTCTTATCCATTTTCTGTTTCTTCAAATTGTTCAGTGTGATAGTTCGAGTAACTGAAGTTCATATCGTCGACAGAGGTTCGTATCTTCTGAACGTTCTCAACTCCGGCCTTCCCGTAGTAACAGCCTACAGCTATCCCGGCGAAGGTTGTGGTAGCCTGAACAATATTTACGATAGCGTCTGTCTGAAAAGAATCGAGAGGGGCATACGTGATCAGAAGAAGAGAGAGAGTAATAATTGTGAACAGCGCAACTATAGAAACCCACGCGAACTGTTTTGAGGTTTCCATTTTCTTAGATTTCGCTGCCATTAGTTCGCCTCAACAGGAGCAGATTGAATCTTTGTTATAAAATCTTCAGGGATATGGTTGTGCATACCATTCTCAGTATAGATTTTGTACATCCGCTCTAGGCTGGTCAGTTCATTGTATGAGATCGCGTTACGTCGAACGCCGTAGTGCATGTAGGCCCACGTTAACTTTTCGTTAATCAGGGAACATGTCTGACTGTCGAGACTTTTAACCTGTTCTTTTATCTCATCGATACTGCCCATAATCTGGCGCATGTCTTCTTTCCGCTCTTCGTCTCTGCGCTCCTGTTCTTCTCTTATCTTCTTTATTTCTTCCATCACATCAGCCGGGAACTTCTTAGCCTCTTCGATATCGAGATGGTGCTGGTGGATACGACGTCCAATAACTTTAATATTTTTCCAGAAAGCAACAATAAGACCTACTCCGGCTGCGACAGCTGCGAAAGTACCCCAGCCGGAAGATATAAAATTCATAAAATCAGACATAAAGACCACTCCAATTAAGTGGTACTTCTGGTTTACCCAGAAATACCTGCGTTTTTTAAGGCATTTACCAGGGATCTGGCGGCCTCGATGTCTAACTCAATTCGTACTGTACTCGAGGAATTCGGCTGATTTTCTCCAGTAATTTCTGTAGATCCGGGAGCTATCTGAGCTTCGACTAAGAACTCGGATTTAATATAGCCGTTAATCGGTCTTCCTCTGTACGTTAATTCGACTTTAGACCAGGAGTCATTTACCTGTTCAGCCGAAACAATAGTACCGACAGGGAGCTGGATAATCCTGTCGGAGTCCGTAGAAGGACGTTTACGAACGTTTACGCTCTTTCCGTCCTGAGAAGTAATCTTAGCAGTATACATCGCATCGCCACCTGTCATTATAGGAATTTCAATAGTTACTTTGTCTTCGTAGTTTACGTCTTTCAGTTCTCCCCAGTGTGTCCAGCCTGCAATCTTCGACTGAACAACACCTGTCTTGGAACCCTGGGCTTCGATTACTTTCCCTTCTCCGATATAGAGACCGATATGGTAGTACCGTTTCTTAGGATCAGGATTGTATTTAAAGACAGCTGTTCCGGGCAGGAGAGTCTTACCATCAGTACGATAGCCGTTAGACTATTCGCCTTTCGCTGAGAGGACATTCTTAGACCAGATAGAGTTTGAGCCGTGGTAAATTGTTTTACCGTGGCGTTTATAAGCCCAGACGAAGAGTCCGCTGCAGTCAGAGACTTTATGGCCGATCCACTTCTGTCCATACTGAATAGACAGGTTGTAGTCAGAGTCTCCGATGTGTCTTTTAACCTAATCATCGTAGCTGGCACGTGTCCAGTTTTGTCCTGAGGTTCCGAGTATATAGCCAAACTCCTGTTCAAGAGCTTCTTTAAAATCTTTAATCAGATCAGTGTACAGGATCTTTCCCATTGCACTCACCTGACCTTAGGCAATAATAGATAGGGTTACGTAGCCGTTATCGTCTTCGATAAAGAGAGCTACGTTGTCGAGTCTGTCGCCAACAGTCTTCGCGTTAGCGACCTGGCCGTCTTTCGTAAGGCTTCTGTCAATTACGAGACTGCTGGATTCAACGATCTTCTTCTCGACGATGTTTTTACAGATGGCATATGTGGGTATATCTAAAATTCTGTTCATGCTGCACCCACCTTTACATTAAGTTAAATTACAACCCACTTACGTTCGGCTGATAGACGCCAGATAACGGAGAGGTCGGCTGTAGTACAGATAGATCCCGGAGCTAAGTGGAGCTTTTCTGCGTCCACAGCCGAGATCGGTTCATTCTCCCCGAGGATAATTTCGACCTGAGGAGCTGTATTCGGAATGTCGTTTACACGGGTGATTACCATAACAGGTCACCTCCTATAAAATAGTTCGTAAACGTGGTAGAATATCCGAGAATAATGGTATGAGGTGTGCCAATGTTAACCAGTATAGAGATATGCGCAGGAGCTGGAGGACAGGCTCTTGGACTTTCACAGGCAGGGTTTGAACACGTAGCTCTAGTAGAGTACGAGGCTGACTACTGTAAAGTCCTGAAGAACAACAGACCAGATTGGAACGTGATCTGTGGAGACGTCCGTAAGTTTAACGGCTGGCCTTACAGGTTTAAGATTGACCTGTTGGCGGGAGGAGTTCCTTGTCCTCCGTTCTCTGTAGCTGGTAAACAACTTGGAGCTGACGACGAGAGAGATCTGTTCCCAGAGATGCTTCGACTCGTCGAGGAGATAGCGCCAAGAGCAGTTATGATTGAGAATGTTCGAGGGTTTCTTGATCCAGCTTTCGCAGAGTATAGGGAAAATATATTCAGGAAACTGGATGAGCTTGGATACGTTTCGCAGATTAAATTACTTCATGCTTCTGACTACGGTGTTCCTCAGCTGAGACCAAGGATTGTAATCATCGGGATACGGAAAGATATCGATAAGCAGTTCGAGTATCCTGAACCACATCCCGAAGATACTGCGACAGTAGGGGAGACGCTGAAAGATCTGATGGCTGCTGAAGGATGGAAAGCTACTGAGGAATGGGCGGCTAAAGCAGATAAGATAGCACCTACTATTGTCGGAGGATCTAAGAAACATGGAGGCCCAGACCTTGGCCCGGTGAGAGCCAGAAGAGCCTGGGCTGAACTTGGAGTAGACGGAACAGGTGTAGCGAATACAGCTCCAGATCCTGAGTTTGAAGGAATGCCGAAGCTAACCGCGAGAATGATCGCGCGAATCCAGGGCTTTCCAGACGACTGGGACTTTGGAAATAAGAAGACAGTAGCCTGTCGCATGATCGGGAACGCGTTTCCTCCTCCTGTAGCGAAGGCAGTAGGAGAGAAGTTGAAGGAGATATTAGAGTGATCAAAGGTAAGATCTCTGAGCTGAGGAATGAGTATCACAGGAAACTGGTTGATACTCATGTGCTCACAGTAGATGAGAGCGGTATTCCTAGTAATGCTGACAGAGCCAGCAGACTGTCTGTTGAGATCAGCAGGAATATAGCCGAAGAACTTCAGGCTTTGCAGTTGAAGAAGGAAACAGGACAGACTGTAGGGTCTAGATTTGAGATAGCTACGATGGAATTTATACGAGATTCGTTTCGGTATGTGAACGTTCCGTACAGATATTCATGGCATATCGTCAGGCTGGGAAATACTGATAAGGTTATGAAGCTCAGCGACTTTACGCAGTATCAACACCTGGACTTTATCTCGAAGCTGGCAGAGAGTACTCCTTCGTTGGCAGCATCTCTTGGGCTGGATTATATGGTGAATCCAGATATTGTGATGTTCAGAGATCCGCTTGGTGATTCAGATTTAAATTCAGAAGCAGTTATCGTAGACAGCACTTCCTCTTTGTTAGCTGACATCAGGAAGAACAAACAGTCGCTTCCATTTCTACATGCTTCAATCTCGACTAAGTGGACGATGCGAAGTGACAGAGCGCAGAATAGCAGAACTGAGGCTTTAAACCTTATCAGAAACAGGAAGGGACATCTGCCGCATATAGTTGCGGTAACTGGTGAACCTATGCCTGGACGAATAGCTTCAATAGCTTTAGGGACTGGAGATATAGACTGTGTGTATCACTTCGCGCTGTATGAGTTAATCGAGGCAGTTAAGGAAACGGGAGCGGAAGATTCTATTGAGATGTTGGATACATTGATTAATGGGAAAAGACTGAAAGATATTAGCGATCTTCCTCTGGACCTGATGTTGTAATCGTACCTGCGACTCGCTTCGGATAAATCCTCGCTCGTCGTAGATTGTGAAGGAGGTGGTTCCAATGAACTACTTGAATTTGAAAAGGAACTATGTGATGAAAAGGAAATTAATGAAAAGGTACAAGTTGAATAGGAACTGAAGAGGTACTCAAGAACTGGAAACTGAAGAGTTAGAACATGATTGGCTGAAAAGGAAATAGACTTAGCTGTATGGCTAAGTCAGATGAAAAGGAAGTTCCCCTAAGTAGCTTTCGCTACTTAGGGGATTATTTTTTAGCCAATTTCTCTGAAATAATAATGGACTGTAATCGTACCGTCTCCGTTTTCGAGGATCTGAGTGGAACCAAGTTCAATGTTGTAGAACTCATAGATGTCGCGATCAGTCTCGGCTTCACGAATTTTAACAATAGATTTATCAGAATTACGGATTGCCTGTATGTCTTGCTACATTTTAATGTATTCGTCGTAAAGTACGATTATGTCTGGATTAGGAACTACGCAAGCATTAATATCTACGCGAACCATGTCGTTAAACCAAATATAAAGATTCTTTTCCATAACAAACTCCTCTCATTATGTACAAAAACACGGGAGTACAGCGCACTCAGTAGAAGAAGAGACATTACCTATGGAGTTTGTACCAAAGCTAACTCGACAATTAGAATCTGAGCGCAACCACCATTGTGCTAAACTATTATAAAAATATCTTTTAAAAGTAGATCCATCTGAAAAATAATCATACACCACACCATCGGATTCAACACCTGTTGGGGTCGCTCCCGCAGTTAGTTCCTTTTTTGAAAGAATAAAAATCGAATCGTTTACTGTATAGGTTGTGTTTGAATATGCGTAAGTCTTAACAACTTCTTTTACTGCAGCTTTAAAACTATTGTCGCTTTGAGATAAGGCGTTTATGAGCTGTTGTCTAATTTCACAATCCGCCCATTTACCAGATGTTTTTTTTGTTTGATACGTAGAAACTTTGGAGCACCACGTTATATGTGCCTTTCCGTTGCCGTTCGATAAATTATCAGTATCGAAAGCTATTATTTCAGCAAGAATTGAGTATGGGCCAATCATTACAGATTTTGTATCACCAAGACTGTATTTCGATAAATAAGTACCATCGTTTTCCGATTCTAGAATGTCTTCCCAACTATCGGTTATAGTTCCATAATCTGTAACAGGATATGAGGATATCGGAAAAATGTTGTAATTTTTCCAGCTAGAGCCATTTTTGTATGAATCAACTAGTTCGTCTTTTACATATATACCACCAAGTTTTGCGCCAATTAAAGTTCTATCGAAATGGCTGTAGTCATAAATGCCACAGAACTTGTCACTTCGAATTATTAAACTTTTTAATGCGTAATCTCCTTGAAAAGTGTAACCGTAAATAGAACTAAGGTTCAAAAAATCAGCAGTTTCTAATTGAGGACAATTACTGAAACCATATTGTTTTATTTGATTAACTTTTGGAAAACAATCAGAATTAATCTGCTTAATACCAGTATTATTAAAAGCGTATTCAGGAATTATCTCAATATTTGGTAAATAAACAGTTTCGAGGTTAGTGTTGTATCGAAAAGCATATGGTCGTATGGTTTTAATATTTTCATCAGTAAAACTCAATAAACTGTCACCAATTAGCCCGTCAAGTGTAGCTTGATCACCTAGTTGCTGGCGAGTGTTTACGTATTCCATCTTATTCACCTCCAGTTATTTTCCTATGCAGAAACCTATAACGACGCCAGAGTTACTGCCAATAGCAGGTTCACCTCCGTTATTAGCATCACTATTTCCAAATCGCGATACACCTCGAAATTTCGTAGAAGACATTGCGGTTCTAAGCCACCAAGAACTCTGATCACCATTTCTTTTTGTAGTTTTTCTACGTTTGTCACTGTTGAAATAGTCATATCGAATACCGTCTGATTCGCAATAAGTACCAGAAAATCCAACTTCTTTCGCAGAAAAAAGCCAAACAGATTCATTTGTGGATAATGTCGATCTTGATGTGTAATTATAATATGGTTTTATTACTTCGACTATACTGTTTTTAATTTCAGGTTGGAATTTATTTAAACATTCATTAATATAAGTGTATAGACTCATATTAATATATCCTCCAGCGGTGGTAGATGTGTCATTCATCTTCATAGTATCCGGCAAAACATGATTAAACTTCCAAGTTGTTCTAGCTTTACCTGAATTGTCAGAAGATAAGACGTCAACTTGTTTTCCAATTAAAATAGCCTGAACTTGAGTTCCATCAAAAGTTAATGTCTTGGTGTCTCCTATGTTATATTTATCATCATTTTTATTATTAATGTTTTGTATTATTGTATTCCAATCATCAGTTATTGTGTCGTAATTACTTAAAGGATAATTGCTTATTGGTTGAATAATAAACCCATTCCAACTATTGTCTGTGTTATAAATATCAACCAATTCATCTTTAACGTAAACAGCGCCAAGTCGAGCGTTAATTGGCGTGCCTATAAAATGTGATGTGCTCAAACACTTTTCATTAGATCTAATTATTAAGGTTTCTAAATTGGTGTCTGCCACAAAACTAAAGGTATCTCCAATGTTTATAGCGTTTTCATTAGTTAAATCAATTAAGGTTAAGTTTGAGCAATTTGTAAAACAGCTTAAGCCAAACGAAACAATTGGCGCTCTTATTGTTTCTAAGTTCTGACAACCGTAAAAAGCATTTTGGCGTATATACGTATTTGTTTCTGATTCATAAGAAGAAATCGTGCCTCTTAAATATTGCGTAACAACACTACTTACATCTTTAAACTGTGCCGTGCAAATTGTATCCGCTACAATATTTATAGGCTCAGGACTCCAACCGATAAACTCAAAATCTTCGGTGCTGCCAGTGCTATTATTTGTAGGTGTCGCTCCAGTATAATTAGCACTTGCTCCATACTGCACATTATTCACAGTCTGAAGCGTACTATTGTCCCAGTTTTTAAAGTAAACAGTAAACGTCCTCAATTGGCTTGTAAATACAGGATACAAGTCGCGATCTTCCGTAACGTTCTTCAACGCATTAGGATCAGCAACTCCATCTACATACCGCGCCCAACTCTTTGCAAATGTGAATGTATGGCTTGCGCTCTGAGGTTTAGTAGGTGTAGATCCGGTGTAAGTAACAGCAGCTCCATTGGTAGAAGTCTTCGTCTGGAGTACACTGGTTCCATCATAATTATAGAAACGAACTGTACAGTTTAGCGTTTTATAATCAATAGTGATATCAGGATATCTGTCTCTAATCTGCTTCGTAATAGCGCCGCTCACGGTGTCAATATGGATCGTACCGTAAACCTGAGCCGTATCTACGTTAAGCCCCTGTTCGTTACGACCGTGCAAACTGTCGAGTTTTGCTTTTATTGCAAGCAGTTCTGTCTCATCGGCTACTGTCCAATCAAATCCGATTAATCGGAGGTTACTACCTTCAGTTAATCCGTTCACTAGAGTTTTTGTGTCGATAATATTACCAATATTCTCCAGTGTAACTGTTGTTAGATTCTCTTCTGAAGCTAACACGAAGTCTGTAATATTCGGCTGATTAATAATCTCTAGGTTTGTGATCGTTCCAGGAAGATGGAGTGTTTTAATTATACCGCCGTTAGGAAGCTTCACGCCTTTAATCGCAGTACCGTCGAAATAAATATGTTCAATATTCTTACAACCAGATAAGTCAGGGGGAGTTGTAAGCTTATCGCCATAGTTTGAACAGTTGCGTACGTCCAAGGTCTTCAGCAGCGTGTTATTACCGAGCGTCAGGTTCTCCAGGTTAGGGTTATTATAGTTCGGATCCGCGTCTCCAAGTTTAAGACTCTGAAGTTTTGTAGCATAAGAGAAGTTCGCGTAACCTACCAACAGCGGAGAAAGATCGCCTACACTCGCCAGCTGAGAAGACGAGTAGATATAAACTTCGGTATCGTTCATCCTGTCGAGAGGACACGGAATTGTAACAGAAGTATTTCTCGGAGTCTTTCTTGATACCTGCTCAACGTCCTGAGTACCAGAATCCTTCGAGCCGTACTTAATTGAAACATAGATATCAGCATACGGGGTTACTGTTATATCCGCTTTATTATAGGCACGAAGAGTAATGATATCGGACAACGCATTACCTGCGAGGTATTTACTGTCAGTGAACTTAAGTCTGTTATAGAGCCACCACTTACGCTGTTCGGTCTTACTGCCAAGAGCCATCTCGAGATAGCTGCCGTCACCTTCGTCGATCAACGGAGCGATGTATTTGTAATAAGCGTCTTCGTTAAAGATCGTCTCAGGCCATTTGGATTGATGGTCTTCGAACATCTTTTCAATAGCCTCGTAACTAAACGCATCGTTAGCTCTCAGGTCTTTATACATTCTCTTGATCTGAAGACCGAAAGCCTTTCGTACGTTTCTCCACTAGACGCTTTCGCGACCGTTGTAAACGTCCTTCTTGCCGTTGTTATAGGTGTCCTCGTCTTCGAGGTCATAAGAGAAAGTCAGGTGACCTTCGTTGTTACATGTCTGTTACTTTGCTGACCTGTTCATACAGGCGGGAACGGTTCTTCTTTAAGTGGTCTGGTTACCTCTGACCGTTCCTCTCGCGTTTCTTTAGCAGGTGATTATAGCGCGAGTTCAGACTGTTGCACCCCGGGTTTGTCCGGGCCATTTCGCTCAGTCGTTGTTGGCAACGTGTGGAAAGAATTCAACAATAAAACCACTGCATGTTTCCGCAAGAATGAGATCTGCCTTTGAGCGTTCTCACGATATTGCAGTGGTTTAATCCGGTTTGTCTTTCTGCTTCACCGATTGAATCATAGTAGTTTACTTGACCTTCTTTATCTACGGAACATATCCTCATAGAAGTTGACGCGCAACATTCATTCGTTTTAGCTGCCCGTTTCGTTCTTGTTCCATAGTTATGATTGTAGTCATTTGTACACCACTCAAGATTTGAGACATGATTGTTTGTCTTGATCTCATCTTTGTGATTCACTTGCGGTAAACTATCAGGATTCGGAATGAAAGCATCCGCAACTAATCTATGCACAGCGAACCATTTACTTTCGCAATGTCCACTATAAAGTAAAACGGAAAGGTAACCTTTGGCTGTCAGATGGCCAGTGGTTATCTTTCCGATGTTTTTATTTTGTGCGTAACTTTTTAATCTTCCGCAGTTGCTGATTTCGTATCTGCCTTCATAACCTTTTATAGGTTTCCAAATTTCGTCCAATATTTAATCACCTCTCAAGTTAATCATTCACACGTTTTCCAAGGCGTTGTCCGTCACCATCGGAGTTTCGCCGTATATCAGAAATGGTTTTTTACTTGGCACTAACTTCAATGCCAAGGGCCGTATCAAAGTCATACGGCTAGAACACAACTTTTTTCTTCATGCTTCGACTCAAGCCGCACCACCCTTTCTATTATGGATTTTCTTCGGAGTTAGATTCGTCGTCGTTATCACCGCTGCTAGGCTCGACAACAGGACTGCCCATAAAGGACGGGAACATATTCTTGGCTCGGCTATCGACCATCAGGAAGATCTCAGTGAAGAGGTAGTAGTAGATAGCAGAATCCAGTTCCATGTAATCAGAAGCTTCATCTCTGAACTTCGCGATACGATATTCGGCTGTATCGTTATTGAAAGTTTTACTTACTGTAACAGTGATTCCTTCGGCAGGTTCTTCGAGCCAGGAGTATGTCACAGGAGAAGCCAGCGGTTCATTTGTAGCGGTGTCAGGATTAGTAGACACAATCCAAGCAGCGAATTCTGCAAGCTGAGTAGGATCGGTATACGGAGGATCTGTATCGGGATAACGAGCTTCGAAGTCGGTAAGCCAGTTCGTACCGCTATAATCCGCAGTTTTGAAATGGACAAGATCCGTACCGTTGTTTCTAATTTCCCAGGATTCGTCCCCAGAAACGAAACCAAACACGTCAGAAGTGCTCTTGTCGTTGTTCCAATTGTATTTACCGATAAAGGTAACTGTCTTAGTGTTTGGGTTACGGTGGAAAATAACGATAGGTATACCGTCAATACCTTGACGGACGTTGCCGTTCTTTTCCTGGGCGGGCGTTTCGTAAGGACATGTGTCGTTATAAAGTCTGGCGAGTTCTACGTTGTTCGCGCCTTCAGAGGAAGCTACGTCAGCTTTATAACAGAAAGTTTTTACAGGAATAGAGTTGTCGCGAATCTTCCACTTGGAAACAGTCTCACCGAAACGGTTCAAGAAGCCGCCATTATACTTAACCTTGTAGTTCTTTCTCTTATATCCAGCAGAAGAAGTACCTTGAACGTCCATCTCTGCTCCAGTGAAAGTAAAGCATGCATCGGGATCAGTCGGATCAACATATTCTCCGCTAACATTCTTCTTTTTGTCACCTTTAAACTGAGGAAGCTGAGGTGTTTCAAAGATAAGGTAGGGGAGATCTCTCGGAAGCTTATCGATAACAATTCGCTTGTCTTCCATGACATTGTTTCTGTTGAAGCGGTCAAGCATCAGACCTGTATCCTGAGTATCCGCGATCCAGTTCTTAACGATATCGTCGCTGGAGAGAGCTGTATCGTACACTCTGATGTTATAGATATCTAAAGTACACTTGCCGTTGCCAAGGGAAATATCTACAGCTGAAGGCTGAGAGAAGTCGTCGTTGTCAGGGTATTGAATAACTGCCGACATAATACCGTTAATATAACAATACAGTAAACGGTTCTTACTTCTCGGCTCGACAACAAACGCGAGACGAATATGTTCGTCTTCCTTAAATGGCACGTAGATAGAAGACTGCTGAGAGGTCAGAGTAGCGCTCTGAGGAGTAGCAGTAAATCCACGTCCGTTTGAAAGACAAGACATAACAATAGAGTCGTAGTCTGAAACGGAACTTGTGGCAAACTCAAGTTCGATTGTCTTACCAGCAGTACGGAAGTCTTTCCCGAAGAGTTTATAAGGAATAGTTACTCTTGCTTCGTTTGAAATACGAAGGACAGAATAGCCATCGTCGTCCGTTACCCAACCGTTAGACACGTAATCAAACCCGGTGAGCGCACACTCTATATCGCTATAGTTCCATTCAGCTTTATTTGCGTCGACGTTACTCCTGCCTGAACTGGTAAGATACAGAGCCAGGTTCTCAGTCTCAGGCTGGATATCGATCTCAGCAGGAGTTACTTCAACCTGCAGTGTTCTTGTCGTACCTTTACAGGCAAACTCGTACGTATACGTTCCTACAGAGTCCATACGGGGATTGTAGTCATAAATTCTGCGTTCAACCGTAGGCTCAGCGACAACTGTTCCATTTCTAGAAATCGTAACTGTCGTAGACATAGACGCAGGATTATATACTGAATACAGAATATGGATCGTGGTGTACTGAGGAACGGAAGGAGTCTCGAGCTGGCAGGTAATAACAGGAGTAGGATTCTGCGCGTCGACACAGATGATCTCGAAGTACAGTTCATTTGAACGAACAGTCTGTCCGTTAATCAGAGCGTCGAAGTACATCCGAAGAGTATGCATACCATGACTCTGCTTCGGAATTGTAATAGCCATGTCTCGGTCAGAGATCGTTGTAGTAAACGTTTCGATCTCAGTTCCGTCGAGAATAAAATGCATCGTCTTCATAACGCTGCCGATAGGTCTGTACGGAACATCGATAGCGCCGAAGTAAGGAGTCGAAGTATCGAACGTACTCTTCAGTTCGAGTGCGACAACGATAACAGTACAGCGAAGAGAACGTTCGCTGCCATAAATATCTGTTACGGTAATAACAACCTTATTCGTACCCAGGTCAAGGTGAGGTGCTAGGTCGATTGTGTTATCTCCCTGTGGCACATTAAACACAGACTTGATCGTGTTGTTCACCATAATCCTCAGAGAACCAGGACCAGTAGAGATCTCGTTTTCCAAAGACGACCACGTGAACGACATCGGGCAGGATGCACTCTGCGGGACTGTAGTAGTCAGCCAGTCAGTTGTGTTGCGGATCGTGATCGTGGCATTACTTGTGTCACCGCCGCCTCCACCACCGCCGCCTCCACCGCCGCCTCCACCAGAGAACGGTCCAAGAGGTCCGGCTACAACAACACCATTACTTGTAAGGTAGAGATATCCATTCTCAGTAAAAGCGCCGTCAACCTTCGAGTCGACAACGTCTTCAAGAATGGCTTTTGTTTCGTTGTCTACGAATCCAGTTACAGGGCCGACGATTATCTTTCCGTTAGCTGTAGCGTAAAGCTCACCATTCTCCATGTAGATCGAGTCGACTTTATTAGCTCTCAGTCTTCTAACGTCGTCCTGCAGTGTATTCGAAGCACCTGTCAGAACACTGATATCGGTTCTGGCTTTAGCGTCCTGCACCTCGAACTCATACTCTTTCTAAGTATAGTCCTGCGCATCCTTCGCTTTTATTTTGAGATGATGTAAAGGTTCAGCCATTTACTCACATCCTTTATTCACCGTCATCAGAGCCGCTTTCTAAACGACTCAGTTTCTCGCGGAGTTCAGCTATCGCTCTCTCCTGCGCGAGGTTAGTATTGTGTTCTATCTCCAGAGAATACTGGTCGGGCTGAGGTCCGGCTTCTAAAGCCGAAACTCTCTGCTCCAGGTCATCTATTCTGGATAGATTTGTATTAAAGTTATCCAGCTCCGCATTAAACGCGTCCATAATCGTACTGTATTCCGCGAGCTGTGTATCAGTATAGACAGAAGTGGAAGGCTTAGGTCTCTTCGTTACGTCGACAGTAATCTCGTAGGCTGTATAGCTGGCCTCAGATTCTGTTTTATAAACGTAGCACATAACAGGCCGTCCAACCATCAGCAGCGAATCTGGGATCTGAAACTGGATATATCCAGATCCCGTCGTAGGACTTGATCCTATCGTAGTTGCCATTCCGACACAGGCTGACTGAATCGTGTACGAACCTGATTCGATATTTGTAATCTTAATCTTTATCCCGGTATCCCACTGGTAGACTCCAGAGATCATAAGCTCCGTAGTCGTAGATCCATCGATCTCGTGGATAGTATTTGTGTTCGCCAAATTCAATCACCTGCCTTAATACGCGAAGAGGGTACTGCTTATTGTTACAGTACCTTTCTTGTCGCTTTCTACGTAGATCTTCGATTCTTCTATCGCGTCATGAAGTTCTTTCTTAGTCGCAAGCAGTTGAATCTGTTCCTGCATCTCAGCGACGTCTTCCTTCGCCTGGTCGATGTCGTCCATAGCGGCATTCAGCTTGTCCAGTTCGACGTTAAACGCAGCAGCAAGAGAGTTGTAGGAGGAAGTCTCTTCTTCTGTATAGTAAGTCGTAGTAGGCTGAGCTCTGGGGATTACAGGAATCTTTATCGTATATACCGTATAGCCTGAACTGCCTACGGATTTGTAGAGATAGCAGAAGATTGGCTTGCCCAAGGAAAGTAAAGCGTCAGGAATCTTCAGAAGAAGAACGTTTCCTGACTGAAGTGAGCCTCCGACATTCAGAGACGTGTTAACATCGGCACAGGAGAAGTGGCCCTGCTAAACTGAATTCGGAGCATTAAACACTCTGAGAGTAATACCATGGTCCCACTGATAGAGCGGTGAAGATGTAATGGTATAGATATCGTTTCCAAACCTCACAGAGAGTGTGTTATTTTTTACCATCCTTTCTCACCTCTCTTTATGTCCAAATTAAAATACATATATAGTTTATAAGCATACCCGGATCTTCTCGAACCGTAAGCGTTAACACATTATTGTTCTCCCAGTAGGGGAACACAAACACAGAGTTGTTGTTCGGTATTACATACACTCTGGCTAAATCATATCCGAAAGCTGGAGGAGAAATAGTCACCTCTGAAGACGTACCAGAAAACTCCGTTAATCTTATCTGCATAATCTTGTCTCCGGGAAGCTTTATACCGCTGGCGAACAGATCCTCGAACAGACCAGTCGCAATAGTGGGAAGAAGTTCGGACAAATAGTTAGGCGAAAGCTTACTCAGGCGCAGAGTGCCGTCAGCGATTCTTTCTCCAGACATTTCGCCGTAGTTAATTTCTCTGGCGTTAAAGCCATTACCGCTTCCGAATTCGCGCCATATCCAGTTACCAGATAAGTCTTTGGAGTTTGCGATCCTGAAGACTCCGCTGTTCATAGACATAGCGGACATCCCGTCAGGAGAAGACCAGACGTCGTTGCCTTTACTATCTGTGAACTTTGTAGATGTGCCGTTCGTAATCCCGGTCATAGACGAATCAATACTGCCGCCGATATCAGACGCACTGATCTGACCGTTGTTGTTTATTGTTTTAGATCTGTCGTAGATCGAGAGTTTTCCTTTAGCCTCAGAAGCTACTTCAGCTATATGAGCCATTACGTCCTTGAACTCGTGCTGGTTCAAAAGAGAAAGGTTCGTGTTGATCTCAATGTTTGACCGCCACGGATTGTCGTAACAGATAGAACTCTTATCTATATACGCCCACAGATTCAGAGAGATCTCTGGGTCAATAAGATGAGCTGCGTACTCTGTAGTGATTCTCGGCCAGTCCTGTTTATCTGAAAGCTGAGAAGCGTAATACAACATATCTCTGTTTGAGCCATAAGGATCTATGTATTGAATCTGGTACGAAGCCTCAGGTTTCGAGATCTTCTGGATAGCGTACAGAGCATCAGCGTAGAGTTTGTCCTCGTCGCCGTCTACGTAGTTTGTCTTCGAAAGGTAGCCTTCTCTGTACAGCTCACCCAGTGCCACTTTCATGTTTGTTTCAAGAGAGTCATACTTATCCTGAGCAGTTTTCATAGCCTGATATTTCCCGATATAAGCTCTGTCTGAAGTATAACGGAACTTGTTTATCATAGGAATCAGACCATGCACTTCACTCGGCTTCACATGAAAGCTGTTAATCAAATAGGCAAGTTCGTTCTCGATAACGACTGCGTTCTCGTAATGATACGGAACTAAAGATTTGTGATTATACACAACGTCATCGAGTTTGGCATAGAGTCTGAAATAGAAAGCTCCTTCTGGAGTTGTGAATCCACCTGGATCGTAGTTGTCTATACGGATCTGAACCCTTGATCTTCCATAGAACGCAACACGACCTACCCGGCTCCACGGTACAGACCACCTGTACTGAGTGTTCGACAGACATCTTATGTAATTCGACACGCCCCATGTACTATCTGTGGTCGAAGTGACTACGCCGTTTATATCCATCTGGTAGTATTGTTTAAATCCCATGTCGGCGCAGTCTGTAATCGTAGAAGCTACATACTGGGGTCCAGAGACAACAGAACTTTTTACGTAGCTTTTAATCTCAAGAGTTGTCTGAACATCTCCGTTATACTGAGTTACATATCTCTTTGTCGTATTCAGAACAAGTCTTCCGTTATTCGCGTAAAGATTCTCCGCAGTAGAGAATACATGAAGGTTTCCGTCTCCGATATCCATAGCGAATCTGGAAGGGAGAAACACGTTAGAGTTCGAGGTGTCTTTATATTTTCCGAGGTTATCCAGATCGCTCAAGTGGCAGTCGTAATTCTCATAAACGCCTGTGTAATAAAGGTCACGTTTATTGCAGCCTTCAATTACAACACCCATATTGTCGGCTATACGAGCCTCTTCAGTTTTCTGGTATTCGTACTTTTTCCAGACGTCGCCGCCAGTTCCAGATGTATACTGGACTCTGGCTACTGTCCCATCGTACTCTCTGTAGTGGTACTCGTACTGAAGGTTCTGAGTCTGAATCTCCTCGTTAAATACCCAGACCTGGTCTGTGTTTTTATACTCCTGAACAACGAATACAGGATACCATCTCGTGTCTCCGATTGTTTTGTTGCAGAAGTACAGCTGCCCATAATTCTCAGGGCTGAATACGTAACACCAGGCGTAACCATTAATTGAGCTGATCGAAGGTCTCTTACTCGGACTGTCCACGAAATATACCGGGTGCTTCGTAGTTATAAACGTAGTGACTTCGTCTAGAGTCATTACGGCTGACTCGTCAGAAGATTCAAATGAGCCGATGTATCCGTTTACGTTATTTGTTTTAAACAGATAACCTACAAGGTTTGTGTTCGTATCTGACCGTTTATCTGAACCGAAGTAATAATCAGAGGACTTCAGCCAGAGAGTAATTACTTTCGGGTTTTCTATATCGTCGATTTCCTTAATATATGTTTTATGCCACAGGAAGTCTTTAGACGAATTAAACATATTCGAGCCGCCGTACTTTGTCCGTTCGGTAGCCCAAGCACCGCCACCATATTCTCTCTTATCGATATAGTAGCTGGTAGTAACGTCGCCTTCAAGGGCAAGTTCAAGACTCATATCGAACAGGTAAAGAACAGAAGCTTCCGGGTTTATAGCGTCTCCGTTAGCGAACAGAGCAGTGGCTGGCTTCCATCTGAATCTCTTCTCAGGTTTTACGTTAAACTCAGTCGTATACGCTACGTTCTCGTATCCAGCTGTGTCGAGCGTAATCTTCACATAAGATCCGCTTGTATTCACCGTGAAAGGCTGGAGCTTAACATAGTCTACAGATCCGACAAGTTCGGATACTTTAGTTAATTCCTGAGTAAAAGCCAGAGACTTTTCCTGAATTTCCTCAAGGAGTTTCGGTCCCTGTCTCTGGAAGTTCGCGATAGCCTGAATCGCGTCGTCAGTCAGTAATCCTACCTCGTCGTAATAGTTAAAGTCCATTACGAAGGAGAACCAGTTACGTACATCTGTATTCGAGATATAGGTAACTGCAGGATAGCTGAGGTTAGGAGCTGACGGTTCGTCATAGACTCTGTAGGCCATATCGACTTCGTAGTTATAGTCCGGGTTCAGAGGATCTGTTCCAGGGTCCAAAGGATCAGGATCTTCAGGTACGAGTTCGTCGTCGTCTTCGTTGACGAGATCGTCGTCACTTCCTGAGGAACTGGAAGAACCAGAAGAACTCGAAGAACCAGACGAGCTGGAGGAAGAAGAACTTCCGCTCGAACCAGAACCTTCTACGTACAGAACCGTATCGTCATAAACATACATCATAGACGCAGGATCCAGCTGAGAGAAGGTAAACGTGTGCTGACTCGTAATCTGGCCAAGAGGAGCTTCAGTAGGTTTAAAGTACTTCGTAACGACAATACCCTGTGCGTTTGTATACTGGAACCTGATCTCAGTTCCTGGATCTACTGAGCTGTTAATCCTGAACTTCAGTTCCTTATGGGTACATTCGTCGATTCCACAGTAACCATTTGTCTTATCGCCGTAAGCTCCGTAAGCATATAGCTTCGTCCTCAGGTTCTCTGTGTTCAGAGTACGTGTAATATTCTTTACGTTATTTCCATAGTGGAGTTCGATTACACCTTTAGCCGTCGTAACGTCTGGAACAGTTCCGTCTTTCGGTTCAGAGAAAGGATTCATCGGGACAATATCTACTGTCTTCGAATCTCCTCTGAAGATAGGTTTCGCATCAAACAACTCACACATCTTAGAAATCAAAGAGAAGGCCCCGGTCTTCTCAGAGGCTACAAGAGAACGGTACTTAACAGTTACACCGTCATCCTCGTAGAACTTCGAGACAACACCTTTCGTCCAGCCAGTACCTTCGAGGATCACGTCCAGGAAAGTATCTGGGGTTCCGACGTTATTGCCTTCGTCGTCTGAGAATACTAGACCGAGGTTCTTATACTTCAGCTGCTGCGAAACATGTCCGCATATAGCTGTCACTGTTCTGGATTTGTTTGAGTGCGTAATCTTGGGTTCGGAGATTATGTACCATTCAGTCTCGTCTTCGTTAATCAGCCTGACCTTATAGTCGGCCTTCATAAACTGAAGACGAGGATTCTCTTCCTTACCGCTATCTGTCTCGATAACTGTCGGGAGAGTAAAGGACTATTCTCGCCAGCCGTTACGGGAGAGAGACTCAGTAATACCAGAAGCCTGACCTGAGACATCGCTGTTCGAATCATAGAGGTTACAGATCTTATTGCCGGAGTAGTCGAAAATATCGATGATACATAATCGTTTATAATTTATCGCCATAGAATCGCCTCTTAATAGAATGTGGGTTTGTACACAAAATTTAATCTGGTTATGCTCATCGTTGTAACAGGACGGATCGAGAGTTCGTTCATTCGGAAGATTACGGCCATACCTTTAAGATCAGCTGAGAGGGAAGAACCTATCGTAATCTTATTCGTACTTGTGTTGACTGCCGTAATCTTATACCTCGTTCCTCCTGACTGTGCGCAGATATACTGGCCAACCATATCTTCTGAGACTATCTGGTTGTTTACAGATAAGTTATTAGAGTTTTTCGCGCCATTTACGAAGACATTTCGGTAACAGGGAAATGCCGGGGAGAGCTGGATAAAGCCGAAATCGTGGTATAAAAACCCATAAGTTACTGTAGAACCGTTAGTAATAAACGTCTTACCATTAAGTCCGTCGCACACGATCCACTTTCCGACATTCGTAGTATTCGACTTCGTCCCTCCGATAAACTTCATCTGCTGGCCAGTAGTAATGTTGTCTATAATAACTCCTGTTCCAAAATCTCCTGCGATCTCGACAGCTACGTCTGCCCTGGCTGACCCCGGGTTAAAGAGCTGGAAGGTCTTTTCGGCTGTAACAGGAGAGGAGCTTGTAGCGAAAGAAGTAGGAAGGTTCCACGAACTTCCTGCCATCAGGGCTGAGTTCAGATAGATATCCTTACTGTCGGGATCTGTCGCTTCGATATACATTTTGTCGCACCTTGCGAAAGGGTAGTAACAGCGGACTGTCATACTCTAGAGACCGTTCTGAGGATTAGGCAGCATCTGAATAGTAGGAGGAGTAATCACTGTCGCCATATAGTAGTTCCACGGTCTGCGTGAGAAAATAAGTTTCGCTGTTTTACCGGGAGAAAATATCTGGTGGAGTCTGGCCATAAAGCCGTCCTTCACGTTTTGTCTTTCGAATACACAACGGAGATTGAAATCCTTCGGCTGAAAGGTAAAGCCGTAGTAGTAGCCGCCTTCGTGTCCGTCAAACTTCTGCTCGTGCATTATCGCCTGAGCAGGACCCCAGACATAAACGTCAGCGTTCTCAGGCACATATGTTAATCCAAGAGAGGCGATATCAATCCCGTCAAAAGTAAAGCCGCCTTTCATACAATCACCTCTGACAAAAGAATACCCCTGTACTCCTTGTTGAAGGGAGTACAGGGGAGTGTCTGTTTAAATGTTAGAGACACTGAGACCATATCTGGAGATCTCTTTCACAAGAGCGTTACCGACGTTCCGGGCTACGGTTTCGTAGTCGTCGTCAGTATTAATCTCTGCTTCATTTATCTCAATATGGATGTCTCCGATTGTGACATTCGATTCCGAACCTAAACCAGATACAGCTGCGTTCGTAAGAAGTCTGGGGAGACTGATGTACTTAGCCATCTCCATCATCTTCGCGAGGTCTGCGTCCATATCTGTACTATTCAGGGTCGAAAGAAGATCCCGTGTTTTCGCGATACGGTCAGCGAAGTAGTCGACTCTGGCTGTACCGGGAGCATCGATAAAGTCGTCGAGAGACTTCGTAGCGTAAGCGTCGAGAATCATCTCTGGATCAGCGGGAGTACCATCGACACGAATATCGCCCATCCGACTTCTGACCATTTCGGTAGAAGGGATGTAACCACCTTTAGCCATAGCCGTGTGGGTTACGGAAGCAGGACCCATATAGCCAGTCTTCTGGATAACTCTCTGATTGGCATACATCTCGTAGAGTCTGTCGTACCAGTCAGAGTCTATAATGTGAACGTCATTGTTGTTCGCATACAGACGACGTTTCCTCAGTTTAGCCTCGTTATATTCAACTGGACCGTAAACAGCCTGATTCGTTTTGTTATCCCAGAGGTAGTAATACATCTTAGAAGGAGCCGTCTGGGTCTTCGGATTCGGATAAGTTCTCTTTGTCTGAGTTTGAGTCTTAGGTTTCTGTTCATCCTCGCCAGGTCCAGGTCCGTTGTATGGGATATAATTATCTTCAACTGGCTGATTGTAGGTCGTATCATCTCCGTTACCAGTACTATATGTTCCATAATTACCGCTGTTGTCGTCATAGTGCGTATAGGTCGCATCATCCTTCTGACCTTTCAGCCAGCGGTCATACATCTGTGACCACTCATACTCGTACATCTGTTTCTGATATTCAGAAGCATTCTTGTACGTGTCAGTGTTCCTCATGTAGTTCATGAACGTATCGTTACTGGTAAGGATACTGGCTACTTCTGTCCAGTACGTATCTGTGATACCCTTCATCTGCTTGTAAGTATCTTCCCAGCTGCGAAGCATCTGATGCTGTGAATCCTCAAGACTCGTAATGTATTCATCGACGTTATTCTTGAGCCACTCAAACAGTTCTTCCTGAGACAGAGCCATAACTTCGTTTACTTCTTCTGCGAAGTTCTGCTCATTCGAAAGCATCTCCTGCATATACTCGTCGCCATAAGTAATACGATCTTCGTATCCCTGAATCTGGTCTTCGAGAGAAGCTTTCTGAGCAGCCGCCTGTTCATCTGCAATATCCCAAGCAATTTCCTTTTCGAGAGCCGCGATCTTTTCACGAAGAGCTGCCGCATCTCTGGTTCTCGTAGAGTCCATAGAGATAGCTGCATACTGCCGCTGAAGTTCTGCGAGTTCTTCATACTTATTGGCTTCATCCTCTGCGTTCTTTCTACGCTGGAGTCGCTCATCGATAAGCTTCGATTCATCGGCTAAAGCCTGCTTCTTCTTATCGAGGTCACGCTTAATCAGATCCCATTCGTTCTGGTAGCGTTTCTTAATCGCTTCGAGAACGATCTTCTCCATCTGAACGGTAGCATCAGCCATATCCCGTTCCTTCTGTTTCTGGGCTCTGATCTCCTGGTCAACAAGATTCTCAAGGTCAACACGAAGCTTGATTATAGCCTGTCTGTTTTCCTTAATCTTCCGGTTGTTCGCAGCGATAGCGTTGTTCGCAGATTCAACAGCTTCCTCATAGCTAAGGATCGTCTGGTAGAGATTGAACCAGTCGTCTGTGCCCTGCTGGGTTACAGCCAGCTGAGCTCTGAGCTGGTAGATCATTCCTTCAAGAGAAGCTTTTGTTTTCTCCTGAGCCTGGTTCTCCAGTTCAAGCATACGGTTGTAGTTCGTAATCTCTTCCTGAGTTTCATAATACTGTTCCTGACTCTGAATCATCTTGATCTCGTGGTCAAGAAGTTCCTTCTGTCTCTTTATAGATTCAAGAAGTTTCTGAGCGGCTGTCTTTTCCTTCTTCTGAGAAGTAGGTTTATTGTAAGTATACTGCTGGTTTTTCTTACCGCCGCCGAGCTGACTCTTGGATTTGTATATAGAAGTTGTCTGTTGGTTATTATTCTTTTTGTTCTTCTCTGTAACGAGTTGCGTCTTAATGTTTCCGTTCTTGTCCGTAGAGATATCCAGTACGAGACTGCCGACAACTCCTTCGTTTTCTGCCAGCTTATCGAGAATTTTCTGCTTGTATTGATCGCAGAATTCCTGAAGGTCAGTAAGGTCGATTGTTCCGTCTGCGTTAACGTGCGCTTGGATCCATTCAGCAAGTTCAAGAGGTTTGTCTTTAAAGACATTCATTAGTGCCTCTTCGAACATCAGCCTTGTAACTTCAGCGTACATTGCATATTTTTCCTGAGCATTCGCCATAGCGGCATCAATAATCTCTTCCAATCCAGCGGCATCTGCGGCTTTAATTCTCTCAATATCAACATTACTGAACTGAGAGATAGCTCCGAAGATCTCGTCGGCATGAGCCATCTTCGAAACTTGGGCTCCGCTCTTGCCTCTCACGTCATCCATAGCAATAATGAGATCTTTGATACGGGTCATATCGTTGCCCATATCCTCAATTGCTTTGTTTACTTCCGTTTCAGAGCCGTGCAGATTTGTAAACACGCCCACAATGGAATCAGCCATAGCGTTTCCTTGGACTTCTGCGCTAGCCCAGTCAGATATCATTTCCTGATAGAGTTCCTTTTGTTTATCAGCTGTGAATTCAGTCTCTCCTGCGAAGTCGCCCATCAGGCTGCTCATAGCTTTGAAAGAACCGTTGAGCTTTGTGATCATAGCATTCATAGCCGGATCAGACATAGCCTTCTGGAATCGTTCAGCGTTGTCAGCATCATCTGGATTGAAGATACCCTGACTGAGCTGAGACATAATATCAGACCCGAAGATAGAGTTCATCGTATCTACGCCTCTGCCAAGCATAAAGTTTTCTCCGCTGATGCTGGACGCAGCTGCCGCAGCGAGATCGTCATTGTTCACATACTGAGATCCCTTAGAGAGAGCTTCAAGAATAGCGGAAACCATAGAGTCGCTACCTGCTAAACTCTGCACTCCTTCCTATGTCATGCCTTTTTCCTGAAGGAGTCCCATAGCATCGTTGTAAGTTCCTGTACTTTTGAATGCCTCAATAAGGTCGAACATCGAAGTAAGAGTTGTATCTCTGTTTGCTTGATTCGTGATATAGTCATTAGCAACCTGATCTGCAAGCGAAACGGGAGTATACGTGGAAACACCAGCTTCATCGTAGATCGCGTACCTTCTGCGATTCTGATCTAATACACCAGCTTCTCCCTCGGATCCGGCTTCAAGCCTTGGAGGCGGGATCATATCACCGTTATAGTCGACATTGTGCCTTACACCAAAACTATAGTCGCCAGTTCCAGCTAAACTCGTAGCCATAAGACCTAGAGTGGGATCGTTAATCAATCCAGATGTAACCATCTCCTGGATCATCTCAGGAGTGATAATCAGTTTCCCATTGCTCGCATACTGGCTGGCAATCCTGTTATAAAGAGTAGGATCGGTTTCAAGATCGGCAAGGAACCGCTCACGCATTGTAGCGCCGCCGTAGTTGAGGAATGAATCATCTGCTGATTGATTAAGCAGGTTCAGAAGGTATCCAATTCCTTCGGCGTCCATCTTCCTGATTTGGTCTACATCGACATTAGATTTAGACGCAAGGAAGTCGGCTTCTGCTTTAGTTAACTCTTCGCCACTCTTACCTTCGGCTGAATGTGTGATGTCGCGAATCTTCTCGACATTAGCCATCTCGGTCATGTAATCGCCGAGAGCTGTAATAGCTTCAGCCGCAGAACCAGAGAGTCCTTTGAGCGTCTCGGAAACTTTATCTATAGACTCGTTGAATTCGTTAGCTCCTTTAACACCGTCGAGAATGAAAGCATTAGCGAGCTTCTTGACTTCATCTGTAGAAAGATTGAGACCTTTGCGTACCTTTTCGAGGATGGGTTCAAGTTCAGGGAAAGCTTTCTTTAAAGCTTCGAGCTGACCAGCCCCGCCTTCTTCAAGATTGAATGCGTTCAGACTAGACTGTCTGTTCTGTTTCCCGAACAAAGAGTTATCGACATTTCCTGTTATCATCTGGCTGAGCCAATTGTTCCCGAATATCTTAGAAAGCCAAACGTTGTAATCGTTGTTCCCGTACTGGTTCGTTCCAAGAACGGCTGAGTTAAAAGCTTTAACCAGTTCGTCGACAGTCACGCTCTTATCTCCGTTGCTGGCAGCAGCAAGGAGATTGGAGAACCCTGTATTCTCTTCCAGGAACTTAGTAGCTAACTCGTTGTTGCTGAAGTATTTTTGGAAGTACTCAACAATAGCGTCAGTTGTTTTGAGCATTCCGCTATTCATGACGCCGAACATACCTTGCGTCATTTTTGTTGTCCTGTTGGTCTCATCCATTGCCTGTTCTCTGGATGTGAATACGTTATCGAGAAGTGATTTACCTTCTCCGAGCGTAATGTCGCCTTCGAGCTGAATAGTGTCTGGCTTGATTACGATATTACCGTTTTCCAAAGCAGTCTCAAAAGAGAAATTTCCAGAGTAACCGCGAGCCTGCGCTTCAGCAATTATATTCTGAAGATACTGGTTTCCCGTTGCGCTGGCAAACTGACTAGCTTGATCGAATGACATTGTCCCGGTCTTCGCAAAGTTAATCGAAGTTGGGAGATTCCAATTCATTAAAGAAGATAGATCAAGAATAGTCATCGTATCTTTCTGCATAGCCTGCTTTATTGAGATTTTAAGGCTTTCTGCTATTACCTTGCCTACGTTGCTATTTGCTCCAGAAGAAGCCTCGTCTTCGATTCCTGCGAATATCAGTTCGATAACATCAACGCCGAGTTCTTTAATCTGAGCTTCCTTCATTCCAGTGATTTCTTCAATAATAGCAAGCCCATCTGAATCAAGAGCGGAACCAGAACGTCCGCGGTTACGAGTGACTATCGAGTTCATATCAGCGTATTTCTGAATATTTCCAAAGACTTCACCAATAGCTGAGAGCTTAGCCTTCGTTGAACTGGAAGTTAGATTCGAAATCGACTCAACGACTTCCTGAATATGCTGATTGTATTTATCGGCTGCGGTAATTCCTTCTGAGATAAACGCCTGAGCCAGAACAAGCTGTTGTTCTACGGATAACTCTTCTCCAGCAGACAGAGCGTTTAACGCTTCTGTGAGCCCAGTGTACTTACTTTCAAGCTGACCGATATACTCAAGAGCGCCTGGATCCTGCTTTAATGTAAGATAGTTATCAAGTTTGCTTTGATCGGTAGTATCATAAGTTCCTTGGAGCATCTGACCTAACCAGTTATCTCCGAGTAGCTGATCCATCATTCTGGAATATTGCTTATGGCCGAACGAGCTACGACCAGTCGTTGCGTCGTTCAATTGTCTGGTAAAATCGTCAAATGTAAAGAAAGTGCTTCCATTCTGCAAAGAATTCCACATATTGAGAAGTGTTGGATTCTGAGCAAGAATAGAAGATAAATTATCAACTACCTCTCCAAACTCATCAGTTAGTCCTCTGTTGAACGATTCGATATCAGAGGAGTTCCTGGCAACCTCGAGATATTTAGTTAACGTACTCGTAAAATCAGGAGACTCGTTTTGTTTATTGTAAGCAAGTCCGGCAACTGTGTCTTTTGGGTTATAGAAAACTTGCTGATTGTTTTTGTTCCTGATATCGTATGCTGATATACCGTTATCTTTCGCGTACTGGAGAGCATCTTCTACTGTTCTTTTTCCTACGCCATTTACATTATATTCATACTGGTCTGCATCAGCTAAGCCGTCGATTATGTCATTGGCTTCCTCAACAGAAGAATCAATTATTTTTTCAGTCAAATCAGCAACAGCCGTAGACAGGGTTATTAATACGTTGTTCTTATCTATTCCGTCTTTAAAGTTCCCGTTTTCATCATATATAGCGCTCTTTGCGGCATTTACCATTGCGCTCTTAACAAGCTCCGCGTTGTCTGATTTTGTATAGGTGCTATATACGCCAGCCGTTGTTTCGATCATGTCGTCAACGATCGACTTATATAACATATCATACTCGTCCTGTAAAGCCTGAGTCTCATCAGCGTTTTTACCGGTGTGAGATGATATATACGAAAACAGATTCGTCAAAGCGTCCGTGTTATTTGCGTTCGCGGACTAAAATTCTGAAAAATAAGTTCCTTCTGAATCCTGACTTAGGTCATCAAGAAATGCAGCTCCAGCAGATCTAGAAGCGTCGCTGTAATAAGAAGCAGGAAGAACAAAGCCAGCATCGTTTGCGTAAAAATCGAAGATAGAATCCAGGTTGCTAACTACGCCCTGATAGTTTCCAACGATTTCACTGTTGTTATTATATCGCATTGCGTCTTCTGTGATTCTATGGAAAAATGTTACTAAGTTTCTTAGATCATCAGAAGCGCCAGAACCAAGCATATTCGCTGCGTTTGCGGAGCCTAAATCGTATCCGTATCGATCAACCATAATTCTGGACCAAAGGTTGTCAGAATTAGTTGTCGCCGCAGATAACCGTTGTCCAACGTTCGAGTTATTAAGGTTATCTATTTGTTCCTGGAAAAGATCCGGGAGGTTTACTTTCACCCATCTGTCGGCTAACGCTTTTGCTGTTTCAGCTGTAGCGTTTTTCATTTTTTGAACCTGTTCAGACGCATAACCTACAGCATTTGACCATCTCTCAAGAACGCCAGCTGTCGAGTCTAAGTTACTATTTAATCCAGGCAGGACACTCTTGAGATCGGAAATATTTTTCTCCAGCTCTTTTACTTCATCGGCAGACAACATATTTGACTTCTTGTTTGCATACTTTGTTTTTAACTGCTCAGAAGCACCGAGAATTTCTTCGATTTTTGAAACAGAAGATGTGCGAGACTTGGTGTATTGCTGCAGCTTCGAGATGCTTTCTGCTGACAGATCGGAAGCTGTTGCTTTTTTAGGAGTTGCAGATCCTATAACGCCACCAATAACACTAGCGGTTGCTATTACGCCACCAGCCGCGAGTAAACCAACTATGGTACTCAATGGTCCGCTTACAGCTTTCATCGCGAACAAAGCTGCTGTTAAAGCTCCAACAGCGGCAACTATTCCTAGTATCTTACCTATTGCTCCATCTCCGACACTAACAAGATCTCTTAAACCTTGGAGAACTGTAGTGCCTATACTGATAACTCCTGTTATTATCCCATCATCAGCAAGAGCTTGAACTAATCCGTCATATGTCGATCTTAGTTCTTTAAGCTTCGCGTTAATCGACTCGATCATGATCTCATATTTAGATTGCGTAATGCCTGAGCTATCGCTTGATAATCCGAGGTACTTCGCGAATGTTTCACCGTTGTCTTCTGATAGACCTTCCATCAACGTGTTAAACATATTAGCACTTCTAGTTTGAGCTAGAGTGGAAGTGACCGCTGCTTTTTGTACATCTGTCATACTGTTCCATTTCTTAGCAACGTCAAGCAGAATCTCACTAGCGGATCTAAACTCGTTCATACCGGCATCTTTAAACATTTTAATACCTGCGATTTCAAGTGCTTTCTGAACGTTGTTTAGAGTTGTTGTTTCGCCGTTGATCTCCTTAGAGTAGCCAGTCATTGTAATGTTTCTCATACGAGAGAAGATTGTATTCAAAGCAGTACCGACCTGTTGACCACTAAGCTGAGTCATAGAGGTCATAACAGTAATCATTGAGTTCAGCTCGTTGTATGAGACACCAGCAACCTTAGCAGAAGCAGCACACTTCTGCATTGCTTTAGAGATCTCTTCAGCTGTAGTTGCAGCAGAATCACCAAGAGCAACCAAAGAATCCATAGCTTCTTCAGCGCTATCTACAAGATTATTTCTCAGAGCAGTCGTGATAATTTTGGTTGCAGTAGTAGTTTTAATCTGAGCAACTGTAGCAAACTTAACAATCGCATCTGTTTGAGAATCTACCTCTGCGTCAGAAAGGCCCTGTCGATACAAAGCAGAAGTAACGTCCGCTACTTCCGATGTTGAAGCTCTAAGACCTATAGCTTTATTTACAACGCCACTACGAAGACTCTGCATTTCGTCGTTTGTTTTCATAGTAATAGCCTGTATTTCAGTCATCGAAGCGTTGTACTGCATCACGAATTGTCTGGCTTCGTTTAGGGCTTGCTGGAATAGTCGTCTGCCAAACTGCTGTGCAACACGACCAACACCCGCAACTACCGTATTAAGACCAGCAGCTAATACTCCGTTCGCACTAGACAGTCTATTGATTGCTTCTTTGTTCTCGTTGATAGCCTTCGTATATTTCTCTATATCAACCTGAGCTTGCTTATAACGCTCATCAGTCTCGGCGATACCTTGAAGACCAGTTATTTTTTCACCAAGAACAGCATTGGCTTGCTCAAGCTGCTTAACTTGCGCTTCGTATCGATCAAGAGATTGTCCGTATATACCAGAACGACCAGCTGTCTTTCCGAAACCAAAACGACGAAGACCAGCAAGTTTTTCCAGTTCAGAATCTACTTGTCTGTTGTGCTGAGCGCTAAGCGTGTTAGCGTAAACATCAGCGTCAAGCCTGTTGATGTTAGCTCTCTTTTTATCGTACTCTTCTTTTGTGATGCCTTTAGATTCAAAAAGTGCGTCGAGAGCTTCGTATTCTTCTGTAATTCTCTTTTTAAAGTTCTCTATAGATTTACCAAACTTCTTTAGTGGAACATCGGAGCCATTCTGTATTCCAAACAAATCAGCAGTCGACTCGTCGATTGATTCTCCGAAAGCACGATAAAACTTTAGAGATTGTTCGACCATTTTTCCTTGCGCTTCTTGGGCTTTTTTATAAGCTTCAAGATCTTCTGTTTCCCATTCTTTATTACCTTTAAGTTCCTGGCTGCGCTCATCCATAAGGAATTGCATATTTACGCCGGACTTACGCATTGCCTCGTGCATGTCTTCCATTAAAGACATACGGTTTCTAGTGTTGAGATTTGTTAATAGATCTTCCTCGATGTGTTTTGATGTTCTATCAAAACTATATTTAACGCCACTGTTTAAAGCTGAGTTGTACGCCGACTGCATCTGAATAATGAGGCCGTTGAAATTGTTAACGTCATCTTGCTTCAATCCGTTTTCAGCATTCGAAACTCTGCCTTCCAGTTTTGTTTTATCTAACATTGCGTCTTCGATTTGCTTTTTGTAGATTTCAAATCTGCTTCGAGGCTGTTTATCGAGTTTCTTATAACTATCCATGGTCATCTGTTTAGTCGCTTCTGTATAGCGTTCTACCATGGTGTTATATTCATCTAATATTACATGGCTGACTTTAGGATCAAAACTTTCTAAAATCTTCGAGAGATCTATCTGCGCTTCTTTGTTAACAGCTTGCTGTATCTCGTTTTGCTTTGGCGGTTCTGCTTTTACTGTAATGTTTTCTTCTATGTGTTGGGTCCGAGGATTATTTGTCGGATAACTGTTGCCAAATTCAGCGTCCTCATACTCTTCATCCAAAGAGTATCCAGCTGATCTCCTGGCAGGCATATTGTCGTCGACATCTCTTACGTGCCTGGTTGTTTTACTCGGAGTGACTCCAAGGAATGGATCGTAATCATCTTTTGTTCTTGCAGAACCTGGCTAAACACCGCTGTTAATTAGCTCTTTTCTTATTTCATCCTCTTGTTGAAGCTTGGCAGAATACACAGGATTTCTTATGTCTGTTTCCCACGAAGTAGAATGGAATCCTTCGGCCAGCAATCTTTGGCCTAATGGTGTTTTCTTCAGGTTTGCCTCTGTTAAACCCCTGTTCACCATCATATTGTAAGAATCTCTGTATTTCTCTACTTGCTGTCTTTCTGTCTCAGTTCCGTTTCTAATCATATAATCCTGATATTTACCAAGTAACGCGCTTAAATCAGCAGCATCATCAGACGACACATAAGCTGCACGTCCTGTGAAGAGCTGACTCATTGTGCTATACCATTTGCGAAGGTAATCAGCTTTGGGGCCTTCAGTATTTCCTATGAGTTCGTTCTGTACACCTTCAAAAAGCCGCTCTATAACACTGAAGTCACCTTGTCCAATCTGCCTTTGTCTGTTAGCTGTCATAATGCTGAGGATACCGTTCGTATCGTAAATACTCGGCAAGGACTTTTCTTCGAAAGAATGAGCTATGCGTCTCATTATTTCCGGTTCTTCAAGAGCCTGAGAAGCTTTTGCGAGTAAAGGCACAGCAGAAAGACCAACCGTAGCCATAGCTTCTCGCGTTGCTTTACTGATTTTAGCTGACGATTCTGTTAACGGAGTAGATGCATCATTGTAGTTATCACCGTTTGCAGCAGACACTCTCGCTGCATTGGCGTGATCGAATTCGCTGTCGAAATTAAAGTTGCCAATACTCGACTCGTATGCATGAACTCTAGCCATGACCATCGTAGCGTTTGATCTGTCCTCGAATGCGTGAACTATATTGTCGCCGACGTTATCGTATTCTTTTATTTTTCCTTCGACGTCTGCGTTTGTTTTATCCATCTTCTCTTTTGATTTCTGGATCTTTTCCTTTTCTTTATCGATAGCTTTACCTATTGTTTCGTTCGTGAGAGTTACGCTTTCGATGATCATACCAGTCATCAAAGTCATGAAGTCTCCGTCGAAGTCGGCAGTTCCTGATTTGAAAATGGAGCCTCGCGAAGAGTAAGACGCGTCAGGATCCAATCCCATTTTAAACAAGCGATCCCATGCATCAGCTTTTGAGTTCGCGCCGTTTCTATTTAAAACGTTGTTAAGGACAGTTATTTCTCCTGTATTACCAGGAGTGCGACCAGACGCAATCTCTCCGGAGCTTTTAAGCAACTTGTTTGCAATCTCATCGTCTGTTAAGAAAGCCGCTTGTCCAAATGCGTTTGCTCTTTTTCCAAGGACTTTTTCTGCGTACGGGTTAAAAATGTTGCCGGGAGCCATAGCGGCGAGAGCGAGAGTTGTGTTTCCGGGATTATAAATAGCGCCTTCTGCCATCTTCTTGTTAAACGCAGCCAAAGTTTCCTGAATTCGTTCTCTTGCTTCGGGAGAGTTAAGAAGGTTATAATCTCCGCTTCTTATCTTCTGATCAAAATCTGAATCGCTTGAGAAGACATGTTTAATTTGCCCTTCAACGGTTTCCATTTCTGCAACGAACTGTTCAGCAAGAGCCTGTCTTAATTCCATAAACTCTGGAGTCAGAGTTATGTTTCGGGCAAGCTGAGACGGAATAAAGTTCTTCTCTATATTCCAGTCGCTAGTATTACGCATTATTTCTGTGTCGTATTTTTTTGTGAGTTCGTATAACTCATCTTCCTGTTCGCGATAGCTTTTTGGTCTTCCGTTTTTTAACGTGTCTTTTCCTTTTAATGTGCTGGCATCGGTAATGCCTTGAATGCGCTTATCCATCACGTCTACGAATTTTTCATAGAATTCAGGACTAGCTTCTGTTAACGCCCCTGATTTATAAGCTTCGATATCTTCGGCTGACGCATTAAGAGTTGGCATAAAGAACCGACCTTGATCATCAAGAAGCCCTGCTTCGGCCAAATATTTCTTGAAGTTAAACCCAACGTCAACACCTTTCACAAGAGGACGTCTGACCTGCGTGGCTCTTCCCATAAAACTAGGCATAATCAGGTTTGAACCATCAAGCCTGTCTCCTTCAGGAATACCTGCCCAGTTATAAAAAGCTTCCATATTGACAAGAGCTGTTCGGGGCGTTTTGTAACCGTAATGGCTCATTACTTCGCCAGGAGACCAAACCTTACTGTCATATCCGATAGCTTTCTTTTCTTTAACCCAGTCACTTCTACTTCTATCATCTTTCCACTGAGTAAAAGGGTTGCCATACGATTTACCGTTCTCATCTCTGGCGTCGTCGACAGCTTTGTTATATCTCCCTTGTTCAGCAAACATAACGTCGCCATTAGAATTCTTGCCAGCATAAACGTAATGCTGACCGTATCTGTCAATGCCGTTGTTGATAGCGTCAACAGCGTATTTTCTCATAGCAGGATCGACCATTCGCTTGCCGCCCTCATACCGAGGATTGCCATCTTTATCTACCGCGAATATATCTTCAAGAGACAAAGAAATAACAGCTGGTTTATTTGTCCCAGTTCCGTATGTGTTGTGGCCACGCATACCAAGCATACGAGTGGCTGTACTTTCCGTTACATCAATAAACCCGTGTCTATAAGTTTTATTTCTATTTCCATGTTCATCAAATTCGCGAGCTAAAGGATCGATCTCTACTCCGCTTGATAATTCTCGTAACGAGTATTTCGGAGCCTGGAATCTGTCAGGCATAGCCGACACAATAACATGATTTCCTCTTGTGATGTTCTTGTCGCCTCTATGTCCTTCACGTTTAATTAGTCTTTCTCGGCCTAAATAAGGATCAAGATCATCGACTTGGGCAAGAATATCCATAGCCCTATAGCTCTGGTCGACCCGTCTGGAAGATTTATTTGCTAACTTCCTTTGGAGTTTTTCATCGTCTGTGTTCGGATCGATTCTGAATCTCGGAGAACTGGCCTAACCAAGACCGAGCTGATACTGAACATATCCCGCAATCTCGTTTAACTGGTCCTTACGGAACTGAGTATATGTTCTCAGGTTACCGTTATCCATATAACCAGCGCCAGCTCTAAGGATAGCAGTACGAAGAATGTTATTTGTTTCCGCTTCCTTTGCGAGGCGGTTGGTCAAGTCTCTGCTGACACGGAATGTATTTGTTCTACGATCACTTGTCTTTCCGGTGATGTCGAACTTCATTCCTTTAAAAGCGCCAGGAAGTCTGTCTTGTAACGTTTTATAAACGTATCCTTCGTCTGGCCTGATTGTTCCTCCAGATTTCTTCGCAGCTGCGTCTAGGTAATCTTTACGCATCGCTTTATTGATTGCTTGGCTGATATAAAAATCTGTAAGCTTATCAGATACGCCTTTGGTTGCGGATGAACCAAGAGTGCCCATGGCGGCTTTATACTCAGGATTGCTTTGCAGATATCTTCTTAGTGAAGTATCAACATCTGCGCCTCTACCAGCAGCAGCCATTCTCTTAGTTAAATCTTTAGCAACAGCTCCGATACCAGAGATCTGGTCGAAAGATTTAGCCATATCGACTCCGGCTGATGTGATCTCTCGAATAAGGCGCAGTCCTTTCTGAAGATCCGCTAAGTCGGCGCTGGCTAAGCCGATAGACTGATTCATTCTTACGTTTGTTGCGGCTGGATCTTTGTAATGTCCACCTTTGTTTATTATGTCCTGAATGCTCGTAACAGAGTTAACCATGCTCGCAACAGTTGAGGACATCATACTTCTGACAGCACGAGGAAGAGCATTAACCTCGTTAATCATTGCGCCTACGGATGTGCGTAACTGCTGAATCTGAGTATTAGCAATCGTAGTATCGTAAGCATCGGCCATGTATTCAGAAGTGGAATCAACGAACTCTTTTACTTTTTTGTTGGCTAGGTTAGTACTAACCTCAAGCTCCATACTGACTTTTGCGTCTGCCATTAGATAACCCCCAATAAATCAAAATTGAAAACAAAAGTCGAAAGAATGCGGAGGTACGGAATTGAACCGTTAATCCTGCCTGATCAGTCCCCACATATAAAATAAAGAGCTGTAAGACCTACAGCTCTTTAGGGAAGTTATCAGATTTTTCTATCTCTCTCCGCGAAGGAATAATCCCTGGCCTGATACTGTGCCAGTTTTTCTTTGTTATCCATAACGACTTCACGAACCGCGATATCCTTCTCACGTTGCTTAACTTCCTCGTTAAGCTTCATATACTCAAGAAGGTTCTTCATCAGTTCGTTCGTCTGTTCTTCTTCCTCAGGCTTAATCGTTTCGTTAACAACTGTATTAATCCATGATAGCAGGGGAGTGAGCTGGTCGTTCTTCGCGTTACGCATCTCAACCTCAAGCTTCAGGATCTCGTACAGTTCATCCTGAGGATCTGACTCGTTACCGAGATACAGTCTCTGTTCTCGGAGGAACTGTCTGTATCTTGGCTGAAGGTAGGAAACACCACTGTACTCATCTGTCTCAACAACTGCGTCTATCGCAGCGTTTACAACTTCGTAGTAATTGGGCTTAACAACTTCGGACATCTGGATTATTCACCTTCCTCAGGATTATATACTCCAGTTACACGACCACCTTCAGGAGTACCTGGTCCCATCTCGATAGGACGGTTGGACACGGAAGCAGCTTCGAGTTCCTTATACTTCTCAAGGAAAGGATTCTCGAGCGCGATAATCGCAAGCTGTTTCGCGGCATCCAGGAATCTATTATAAGAAGCCAGAGCATCGACACCTTTCCTCTGGGCATTCCTGTATTCGTGAACCATAGTGTAGTAGTAATCGGCAGCAACCTTGTAAGCAGTTTTATTTCCCTTATTATATCCACTCATATTAAGACTCCTCTTTCTTATCTTCTTTCGTTAAGGACACAGCGTCCTTAAGCCAACCCATAGACTCTACCGCGCTGGCAGAAGCTTCGGGTATCTTAACTGCACCAGAATTAATCGCATTAAAGATTGCGTTCCCGCCATGTTTCTTTCCGCTAGAGAACGGGTTCACACTCTCGATTACTTCTGTTATTGACTTACCAGCTTTCTCATCAAACAGCGTCCGTCCCAGCAGATTAGACTGACTTTCGAAGCTGACGCGTTTCCGCAGGACGTGCAGGACTTGATTGAAAAAGTTCACAGACATATTGTTTATCTGTTTCTCGTCGACGATTCCAAGATAGACGGCAACAATAGCGACCGCGTCTTCTAACGTTATTGGTTCGTCCTCTTGGCCTCCCGGTTTTTTGCGGCTTCCTCTTTCTCTTCGATCTTGTTTATACGGCGGTAGATCTCGAGGATCTTCTCAATATCCGCTGCGGTCATGTAATCGAAGTTATCACGGACGAACTGTTCGTCGTCGAAGACTGCGACAAGGAAGTCGAAGATAATCTGTAAACCGTCACGCTTCGGATCGTATACTCCCTGCTGAATCACAAAGAGTGTATCTATCGGGACATTCTCCAGAAGTCCTCTGGCTGAAGTCCAACCGATCCTGTAGTATTCAAACCGGGTCTCTTTTATTTCTCTGTCGATACCGTTTATTGTAACTGTATTCTCGAGCTTATGATCTACTGGCTGTCGATCACTTTTCTCAGAACCATTCAGTTCGGCCTTCTCGGCTTCGCTTTTATTTAGGTCTGCTTCCTCGATAGCCGAAGCTTTCTACCCGTTGTCTTCGGGAACTTCAGGCTACGAGTTCTTTACAGCCTTTCTGGGCATAGTAATCACCTCTAGGATCTCTTCAGTTAATCATGTAATACAATCGTAATATTTTAACGAATAAATTAATAAGTAGCTGAGGCAGGAAGCTCCAGCTACTTACACGGTTTCCTGTGTCGATCACCGTAAACGTCTTATAAAAAAAGGGACTGCTGTTTATCGCAGCAGTCCATGAGTCTCCCGGTTAAGCTGCAGTAACAGGTCTATTAAGCAGGAAACTAATCTGAGTTTAATTACGGGTTAGGGTTTTCGCCGCCTTCAGCGGGAGCAGCCGCACCCTGACCATAGGCAGCACGGAAGGCTTCCTTGGTCATATAGAACATCTCATAAGCAGCGTCGTCCAGACGGCCAGGATCCTCGCAGGACACGGTGAAGTCAAAGGTGGACGGGCTCTTATAAGAACCGGACATGGTAGGCACCTGGGTAATACGGCCATTGAACATGTGCACGACCAGGTAATGGGTGATACCAGCGTCGGTGCAGTTCTTGCCGTCGTTGTAGACGGGGAACACAGCGTACACTTCGCCCACAGCACTTGCACTGTTGTCGATCAGGACAGTAGGCACGTTCGTTACTTCGGTCTCATAGGAGACACGGACAGCGCCAGTCACAGTCGCGTCGAAGGTCTACTCCTTGCCGCTCACAGTGTACACACCGTCAGAGGCAGTCTCGCCAGCGGTCATGTTAGGAATGAACACAGTGCCGTCCAGAGGAGTGGAGGGCAGGGTGATCTTGTGGGTGGTTGCGTCGGGAGTAGCTTCGGTGTAAGCGATGATGGTCTTCTTCTCGGCGTTCTCGAAGTTCTGAGCATTAGCCATAGCCCACAGCTCAGAGTCGAACTGACCCACGGTGATGTTCATATTCATCGTGGACTGACCAGGGATCGTACACACAGCATACTTAGACCAGCCAGCGTTGACAGAGATAGAACCGAAGTCGATATCGCTGGTGAAGTTAGTCAGCTTATCAAACACGTACTTCTTGCCGTCGCACCTCTTAAAGAATAAAAGAGGGACGTCGACGATATATCCACGTAAAGCCTGAATATACATAGAGTCACTTCTTTCTGTAAAGTTCGTTTATACTAACAACCCTATGTCCTCCTACAAACAACGAGCTGTTAATATCTGCGCACCCGAAGTTTCAGTTAATAGACTTTATTAAACCAGAAACTTATCGTATATCTCGAGTAACCGACAGTTCGGGTAGCACTGTCCTTCTCGCCAGCAATTGTGAACTTGTAGCCATCTATATGTCCCCACTGGTCGACATCGATCTTTGTGAGGAGAAGGTTCAGTCTGTTGGCGATCAGAGTGGTTCGGTTATCGAGTGTGTCATTTGTCGCAGTATGCATATCATCGTACTTGACATAGATGTCGAAGTTGAGGAGATGCTGTACGACATTCGGAACACCTGTGGTATTCTTCTGCTGAAAGCCGTAGATAACTCTGACTTTCTGATCCGTGAGAAGCTCGCTCGTAGATCCAGTCTGAATAAAGTACTGTTCCACGAACTTATTGATCTTCACATTAGAAGGAATCAGCATCAGAGTTTTCAGCTGCTCATCTTTAAAGATTCTCTGACGCAGAATCTTCTTCCATGTTTCAGCCCATGATTCAATTAATGTTTCGGCCATATATACCTCTCACGTTAAGCAGGTCTGTAGGAAGTCTTCGCCTTCGCGTCGTTGAAGTAAAACTGGAACAACGTGTAGGTGAACTCCTCTACTTTTGAGAAATCAAAATCGATCCCGCCTTTAAGGTCTGGATCGAGTCTGATCTGTACGTCTATATCACTAAGCTGCTTCTCATGGTGACTGTCACCAGTAGCCATTCTGAATAACATAAACTCATAGGCCATGTTGTCCATAAGGTCTGCGGCGTAGTCTTCCAGCTTCTTCTGTACGGCTGGATAGGCAGCTTTCTTAATAGCTGATTCGAGCTGATTATCTGAGATATGAGCGTTATTAGTCATAGTGCAGACCACCAGCTTCTTTGTTGCACTGGAATCTGAGAGTACCGAAGTCCTCAGTCTGAGATGTACCAGTGCGGTCTATGTCGACGATCAGGTATCGGTCTGTGTCCCACATAAACGTATCGTTAATATGAACCTTGTCTGTCTGGTCATTCATCTGAACAGTAAGGATCGTAAGCGCTTTCGGAGAAACACCGGGAGTTCCCTGGGTTTCTGTATACTCCGGTCGACCGTCATAACGATAGATGTTGCAGGGGATAGAACCAGTAATAGCCTTGTACCCAGGGCCGCTGATTCTGTAACCGTCGTCGTCTACTTCCTCGTCTACAAATCTCTCGAAGACGAATTCAGAGTTGCATACAAGAGCTCTGGACGGAGCGTTGTTACTCTCGAGGGATACGTGCCAGTCCAGAAGGTAAACCTGTCCGTTGTTCGAGGCAACGATCATGTCGCCTTTACGGATACCGCTCTCTACGTCTGCTCTGAAGTTCAGGTTATGGTCCATATTGATATAACGACTCTTCGTAGAGTCAGGATATAATTCGCCACGGATTATTACAGGCTCGTAGTCTTCGGCTGTTCTGTCGAACCAGTCCTTTACGAGTTCAAAGTCCATAACCTGATTCGGTAAATCTCCGTCAAGAAAGTTTCTGAAATCATCTGCCAGAGTAGGTGGAAGATAGAACCTTGTCTTCGACGGGGCTGAAAGGTAAGGTCTAGCCATCTCTATCTTCTACCTCCTTTCTTAACTGTCCCCTAACTTCGCTACAGGGACACCTTTATACAGAAGAACTTCAGGGAGTCGGACGATACTGTTTCCGAAGTTCAGGATCTCCCGTCTGAGTCTGAGGAACTTCTCAATTGAATCGTCGGACCATTCGTCGATAGGAGCGCCGTGGTTCATCTCAGTGAACTATGCCTCAATATCGCTGATCTAGTACATAAGATCTCTGCCTGTAGTTCTCGTATATTCTTCGAACCCGGTACGCTTGTTTACGGGCTCGTTTGTCTTTCGGTTTATATAATTTATCTCAACTTCAAAGTCCTTTAATCCGCTCATATAATCACCTTTATTAACCGTTCTTACTCAGAAGTCGTAGTGTAAGGAGTGGCGGTACATTCTCTTCCAGAGCTTCCGTCTCTCCAGTTCTAATTTATCTATCGTCTCACCAATATACTTGTAAGGCTTGTCAGCGTTCGCGATAGTTATAGCATTCGTACTGTAGCTGACAATGTTGTTAACGTCTTCCTGAGCCAGTCTGAAAAATTCAATCTGAGCGCAGAGAATAACGTACCTTCTCTCGTCGAGCTTAAGGTCCAGTCGGACGAACATTTCGTCGGAGCTCCCGGAGTTACCATCATCGGCTGGGCCCACATCTCCGTCCGCTGGATCTGTTCCTGTCTCGCTATCGCTGAGGCCAGGATCATCACTGCTGGAATTATTGGAATCGTCTCCTTCTTCGGTCGTGTCGTCAGGTTCGGTAACCTCAGGACCGTATTCGATCAGAGACTCGATATCGACATCGTACTGGCACACATTGATCAGTAACTGCTCGATACCGTCCAGTACCATTTCTGTATACTGCTGATCCGTAGGTTCTATCGGCACACGCTGCCATGCGACTTTCTTCTTAAGCTTATCCACCAGCTTAGTCACTGAAGTGCGCTTGTCGTATGAAATCTTCGCCATGACAACGCCTCCTGTTTTATTCGATGTTAAAATTCTTTTCGGGCATCTTAGCCTTCAGGATCTTCAGCTTGCTGACAGGAAGATCCATATCAACGGCCAGAGTGTAGATCGCGTGAAGCTCAGCTTCGTCGTCGATCTTGTTCAGCCAGGACTCGAGCTTCTTCAGGTTGCCCTTCAGATTCGCATAGATCTCGTCCTCGGTAAGATGCTTGGCTTCCTCGGGAACTTCCTGCATACCCAGTTCTGAGATGGAAACCTTCTTGCCGCTTTCGGCATCGTAAATTTCGAGCATACCCTTCGCGAACTTCTTACAGTTGAACTTCGCCCGGGACTCATCGTACAGGATGTCATTCATACTCATAATGATCATCCCGCCATCAGCAGGAATATTAAAACCAGTACCGTCTGCCTTACGGACACCGATACCGTACTTGCATACGTTCACAACACGGAACATACTGGAGCCGCTATACATAAACATTCCTCTCCTTATCTGTAATCAAAAACAGGAGAGGCTACCCACAAGAGCAGCCTCTCCTTTGTTAATACACCGGATTAGTAGTGTAGTGGAATCTGGCGTAAGCCACGATCGGGGAAGGTGCGCAGCAGCTTACCCGATCATATAAGCACCGATGTTCGGGATCTCGGTAGACACAAAGGCCACACCGCACTTCTCCCAGATCAGGGTTTCGAAGACCAGGTCATCGATATTCTGAGAGGTCATAGTCTGGACGTTACCTTCGGTCACGAACTTCAGGTTCTTGGATTCGGCAGTCAGTCCACCGGGAACCAGATACAGCCAGTTCTTCTTCAGAATGGGAGTGGTGGTTCCGCTCTGGATAGCGTTAGCCAGCTTCAGAACAGGAGTGCCCTTGTACTTACCGATATAGCCGGAGTCATTGTACTCGGTCTTCATAGCATCAGAAGCATCCAGAGTCAGGGACAGCTGAGACACAGCAGAGCGGTCGCCCAGGATGTTCACAGGACCCAGGGTCTCGAAGTAATCCAGCTGAGCATCGAGGGTATCGCCAACGATACCAGTACCAGTGCCATAGAAGGGGCTGGCGAACTGAGCGATAGCGCCATGCAGAACCTTTTCGATCTGCTGGAGCTTCAGGAGAGCATGGTTCCGGTTAGCTTCCTTAACCAGATCGGCCATGTTGATACGGTTCATCAGCAGGTCCATAACCTTGATAGCAGGGCGGGAAGCGATACGCTCGGTATCCACCAGAACCTGCTTGTCGGCCACGAAGGAGCGATGGACGGTTTCGCCATCAGTGTAGATCTTCGTGTGGATGCCACCAGTGCGAATATTGAAAGCAGCCTTCTCACCCCAGCCGATGGACTTGAAGTCGCAGATATCATTCAGGAAATCCTACTGATTATTCTGCTGATTCAGTTCATTCATGGCGAAACGGATCGTCTGTGCAATCTGCTTGGCGGCATGTCCGTCATAGCCATCATAGTTCTCGGCGAGCTCATGGGTGATGTCGTTGACTTCCTGCAGAACGTTGGAATCGATCCGCTCACCACGAGCCTGAGCCGCAATAACCTTTACATACTTGGAATCACTATTCACTTTGATATCAGTCATCGTCTCTCACCTCGTCTTAATTAGCCGACCTTACCTTCGGCAGTCACGCCATACACAGTACCCACGGCAGGGCTTTCAGGACCACAGTTGGTCAGGAACACTTCGCCAGCCTGCAGGGGATGAGCCAGAGCCTTCTCGCCAGCAGGAACTTCATGGTCGCGAGTGTCGTAAGCCTGACTGTCGTCAACCTTCGTCTCATTGTGCACGAAGTAGTACAGCTTGTCCACGGCCTGAACTTCATAGCTCATACCGGGCATATTGTCATAAATCGTCTTAGCTTCAGCGGCTACAATCTTAGCATCGGAAGAAGCGGCAGGCAGCTTCCAGGTAGGAACGCCGTCCACGATTTCCTTCACGACGATCATGCCATCCTTCTAGGGAGCGTTAGTTCCGTTGACGGCACCGTCATAAATATAGCCGAGATGTTTTTCCATATATCCAGCCATAACTTATTTCCCTCCAAATAAAAAAGTCTCTCTTACAGGAGAGTCCTGGTCTTCACAACAGGCTCGGATTCCAGAAGAGAATAACGGGACGAACCCGATTCGACCATCGGATTAACTTCGTCCAGCTTCCCGCCAAGGACTTCGGAAACAACCTTGGCAGGATCATTATTAGCTTCGGCCATCTTCTTAACGGCCTCAGAAAGAGAAGCGAGCATTTCGCGCATACCGGAAATCTGCTCAGCCAGTTCACGGATCTCGCGGACTTCGGCAGTTTCTTTCTTCTCTTCTTC